GCTACCGCATGGCGGAGATGCCGGCGTACGATGAGATGACCTATTACACGGCGTGGGACTTGGCGATCGGTCAGCGCGAGCAGAACGACGAGACATTCGGTATCACCGTGGGTATCGACCGCCGGCGTCGGCTGTGGGTCGTTGACGTCCGGCACGGGCGGTGGGACTCGGAGCAGATTGTCGACCAGATACTCGACATGTACAGCGTGTGGCGGTCGGACGTGACCGGTATCGAGCGTGGTCATATCGAGATGGCCATCGGCCCGTACCTTGAGCGCGAGATACAGCGGCGCGGGCTGCAAACCATGTACGTCGAGCCGCTTAAACCGGGTCGGCGCGACAAGCAGAGCCGTGCGCGCCCGATACAGGCGCTGATGAAACGCAACGAGGTGATGTTCCGCAGCGGGTGCGATGCGACGCAGTACCTTATCGACCAGATGCTGCGCTTCCCGTCAGGCATCCACGATGACGGCGTCGATGCGATCGCGTGGATCGGCCAGCTCATCCAGGGCATGACCCCCTCGCGCGAACCAAAGCCCAAGAAGCGCTCTGGCTGGCGTGACCGGCTACTGCGCGAGGCGCGTGGCGTGCGAGGGGGCGCCGGGTCGCACATGACAGCGTGACACGGGGCATGATGGACACCGAGCGGGTGAAAGGCCCGCACCTTTACCCAACAGGAGACAAAGTTATGCAGCGATACATTGGTACGAAAGTGGTCAACGCGACGCCTATGACCCGTCAGGAGTACAACGACTTCCGTGGCTGGCAGCTCCCGGCCGATGAGAATGGCGCCGACGAGGGCTACCTCGTTGAGTACGTAGACGGCGGGCAAGCCAACACCGAGGCGTTCGCGGGCTACGTGAGCTGGTCGCCGAAAGCCGTGTTCGAGCGCGCGTATCAGGCGCAGCCCGAGATTGTTGAATATTCAGCGGAAGACGTGGTGACCGAGGAGATGATCAACGCTCGTGGCTTGGACGCGCGCCGTGTGTCACTGGACGAGCTTCATTCCAGCGTAGCCAAGGTCGAAATCATCCGACATAAGTCCGCCGCCGGCGGTATTTTGCGGATTGCGGTGCTCAGCCTCCACAACGGTTTTACCGTTACTGGCCGTCCGAGTATTGCTGCATCTGTCGAAAACGATGACGACGAGGTTGGTGTCAAGATCGCTATCCAGAACGCGATGCACGAACTCTGGCCGTTCCTCGGTTTCAAAATCGTGCAGGAGCGCTACGCCGCCGGCGAATAGTGGCTTTGCTACTGCTTGACAACTGCTATAGAATAGTGGCATTGCCACTATTTAACCTGAGCGGGATTTATGGCGCAGCCAGCTACCAAAGACGATACGGTTAACTCCATGTCCATTGCGCGGAGCCAATGGTTGCGTTTCAAGCAAGCGTTCGACCACGGGCACGCGCAGTTCATCGAAAACGCGGATCGGTTTGATGCGTTCTATGCAGGTGAGCAGTGGGCTGAGCAAGACCTTCAGCGCCTGATGGAGACCCGCCGTCCGGCGCTGACGCTCAACATGATCCTGCCGACTATTAACACGGTGATGGGCGAGCAGAGCACCACGCGTGTAGACATCACGTTCAAGCCGCGCGGGTCTGGCGATCAGGAGACGGCTGATCTGCTGGCGAAAGTCGCACTGCAGGTGCAGGACCAGAATCGGTTTGATTGGGTTGAGAGCGAGGTCTTTCAGGACGGGCTCATCACCGGTCGTGGCTTCTTCGATGTGCGCATCGACTTCAACGAGGACATCCGCGGCGTGATCAAGATTCGCGCACGCGACCCGCGCGAAGTGGTGCTCGATCCGGAAGCCAAGGAGTATGACCCGAGTACCTGGAAGCGCGTGTACACCCAGCAGTGGGTTACGCTGGAAGACGTCGAGCGCCTGTACGGCAAAGACAAGGCCGACCAGCTACGCATGATCGGGCTGAACGGCAACCACTATGGCCGTGACTCGATGGTCGTCGATACCCGCAGCAACACGTTCGGCGACCTCACGCAGGGATATAATGACGCCGCCGGTGCCGATGACGAGGGTACCGAGCGGTCGATCCGCACCATCCGGCTCGTCGAGTGCCAGGAGAAGCGGCTTGCGCAGCAGCGCTACTTCGTCGACAACCGCACCGGTGACATGTCGGTTATCCCTGAAGGCTGGGACGACGAGCGCGTGCTCGCGTTCCAGCAGCGGTTCGGCCTTGGCGTCGTCAAGCGTTGGGCCGAGCGCATCCGCTGGACCGTGACCGCTGACTCGGTGACGCTCTACGACGACTGGTCGCTCTACGACGCGTTCACCATCGTGCCATATTTCCCGTACTTTCGCCGTGGCCGCCCGTTTGGCATGGTCGAGAACCTGATCTCGGCGCAGGAGCAGCTCAACAAGACGGCGTCGCAGGAGCTGCACATCGTCAACACCACGGCGAACAGCGGCTGGACGGTTGAGGACGGCACGCTGGTCAACATGGATGAGCACGAGCTGGAAGAGCGCGGCGCCGAGACAGGACTTGTGCTGGTTCATGCGCGCGGCACGCAGCCGCCGCAGAAGATTCAGCCTAACCAGATTCCGACTGGTCTTGACCGCATCGGGCAGAAAGCGGCCATTAGCCTGCGCTCCATCTCGGGTGTCAACGACGGCATGCTGGGTGACACCAGCGCCGAAGTATCGGGCGTTGCGCTGCGCCAGAAGCAGGCGCGCGGCCAGATTCAGATTCAGGTGCCGCTGGACAATTTGGCCAAGACCCGCCACTTCGTGGCGGAGCGCATCCTCAAGCTCATCCAGCAGTTCTATACCGAGGAGCGCATCATCCGTATCGCCAACGACATGCTGCCGGGCGCGCAGGGCGCCGAACAGGTGCTGGTCGTTAACCAGATGGCAGAGGACGGCTCGATCCTCAACGACCTTACCATCGGCACATACGACGTTGTTATCAGCACCCAGCCGAACCGTGACAACTTCGACGAAAGCCAGTTCTCGGAGGCCGTGCAGCTGCGCGAACTTGGTGTGATGATCCCGGATCATGTGATCGTCGAGTACAGCCACCTGGCGCGTAAGCAGGAGCTGGCTGAACTGCTCAAACAGCAAGGTGGCTTCGCTGAGCCGAATGAGGCTGAGGTTGAGCTGATGCAGCTGCAGCAGCAGATGCAGCTCAAAGCGGCGCAGCTTGAGCTGGCCAAGCTCGAAGGCGAGGTGATGGAGCTGCAGGCCCGTGCCCAGCTGCAGGCTGCCAAGGCTGAGAGCCTGAGCGCCGAGGATCGAGCCCGCATGAGTGAGCTTGAGGCCAAGATCATTATGAAGCGCGAAGAGCTTCAGACCCGTATTCAGCTTGCAATGCTGACTGCGCAGAGCCGGAAGCAGGATGTCGGCTCCCGCATGTTGATGGAGCACGCCCGCCTGAGTACCCAGCGTGCGATCGCTGGGCGGCAGGCACAGGACACGTCCCCCACAGAAAGAGGTAATAGTTAATGGCCCTTACCCCGATGCCTGAATCGCTCCACCGTGACCTGATGCCGGGTCTATACGAGGAAGAAGATGATGCTGGTCCCGTTGATTATGGCAACGAACTTGCCGCAGATGATGGCGCTCTGGCTCCTGAGTCAACCCCCAAGCCCGTGGACGAGCCTGATGCTGATCCGGCTGAACCGACCCCTCCTGAAGGAGACGTGGAAGAACCCGACTCTGAAGCGGAGCCCGATGTAACGCCTGACGAGGAGCCGGAGGCCGACGCTGAGCCTGAGCCTGAGCCTGAGCCTGAGCCTGAGCCTGAGCCTGAGCCTGAGCCCGAGCCTGAGCCCGAGCCTGAGCCTGCGCAGAAGAAGAAGGTGATGATCCCGAAGTCGCGGCTCGACGACGAGATCGCCAAGCGCCGTAAACTGGAGCAGCAGCTCAAAGAGATCGAGCGTGAGCGCGCAGCGAAGGAAACGGACGCCGCGGCAGACGAGGCGTTTGAGGCTACGGTCAGCGAGGCCAACGCGCTGCTCCGTCAGGCGAATGAGGCCGTGCTCGATGGCGATCTCGACAAAGCTGCGCAGCTGCAGCAGGACGCGCTGATGAAGATGGCGACGGCGCGGCAGGCACCGGCCAAATCTGACGCCGGCGACCCTGAGACGCTCATCGAGCAGCTGGAGCAGCGTATTGAGCTGAAGCATACGCTCAAGGGTATCTACGAGAAGTACCCCATGCTTGACGCTGAGTCTGAGCAGGCAGACGCCGACCTGATCGAGCGCGCGGTGATGTACGAGCGCATGTACGCTGAGATGGGCCACACGCCCGCGGCAGCGGTCGAGCGGGCTGTCGAGGACGCAGTCAAGCTGATGCGCCCTGAGCTTCTGGCCACCGCCGAGCCGACGCCGGTCGCGCCCAAGGCTGATCCGCAGAAGCGTCGTCAGCAGGAGAAACGCCAGTCGGTGGACAAGAAGGTCGAGATGGCCAACCGGCAGCCGCCGCAGGCACCGTCAGCCAGCACAGCTGAGCCAGCGGTCAATCCGGCTGATCTGTCTGAGGAGGAGTTTGACGCGCTGCCGGCAGCTGTTCGCGCCCGTCTGCGTGGCGACTTCCTGTAAAAGGCGCGCTGCTGCTCAAAGCCCTGGTTTGCCGGGGCTTTTTGTTGCATTAAATAAGTGGCGTTGCTACTATTCTAGTCAGTACACCACCGACGACACAGGTGGTCGGGACAGCCACCGTTATGGGCGACCAAAGCGTCCTCCCACGACACGGGAACCGGGTTCAGGGCTCAAGCTCTGCGGTTCCTTCGTGTCCCGCTGTCGGCCCTGAAGCAAACAGTACGTGAGCATTAGAGGTCGAAATGGCTCTTACTAACTTTGCGTCGCTCACCACGGAACAGAAGACCGCGTGGGCGAAAGATTTCTGGAGTGTTGTCCGCAACAACTCCTTCATTATGCAGTTTGCTGGCAAAGGGCATAACGCTCTGATCCAGCGCATCACCACTCTGACCAAGTCTGAGAAAGGCACCCGTGCGGTGCTGACGCTGATCGCCGACCTGGCCAACGACGGTGTCACCGGGGACTACATCCTCGAGGGCAACGAAGAGGCCATGAAGGCGTATGACACTGTGATCCAGATCGACCAGCTGCGTAACGCTGTACGCAACGAAGGTCGTCTGGCTGAGCAGAAGTCTGTCGTTGCCTTCCGCGAAGCGGGTAAAGATCGCCTGGCGTACTGGATGGCCGACAAGCTGGATGAACTGGCGTTCCTGACGCTGTCGTCCATGCCGTACACCCTGCGTACCAATGGCGCTGTGCGCCCGGTACTGCCGACCGGTCAGAACCTCAGTGACCTGGAGTTCGCTGAAGCGGCTCCGGCGCCGTCCGCCAACCGCTGTGTGTATGTCAACAGCACCGGCGACATCACCTCCGGTACTGGCTTTGACGCCGCCGATGGCTCACTTGGCTCCCTGAGCTACAAGACCATCCTGCGCCTGAAGGCCAAGGCCAAGGACGAGTACATGCGCGGCGTCCGTACCCGCGGTAACGGTGAGGTGTTCCATATGTTCGTCACCCCGCAGGGTATGGCTGACCTCAAGCTCGACCCGGACTTCATCGCTAACGTCCGCCACGCTGGCGTCCGCGGTGACAAGAACAGCCTGTTCCAGGGTACTGACTCCGTGATGGTCGACGGTGTGGTTGTCCACGAGTTCCGCCACGTGTTCGACAACACTGGCGCAGCTGACGGTAGCCGCTTCGGTGTGACCAACGGCAAGGACTATGGTCAGCGCGCACTGTTCTGCGGCGCTCAGGCGCTGGGTCTGGCTGACATTGGTACCGCGTACTGGGACGAAGATTACTTCGACTACAACAACCAGCCGGGTATCTCCATCGGCAAGATGGTGGGCTTCCTGAAGCCGAAGTTCAAAGGCAATCCGCTGCGTCCGGATTCTCTTGAAGACTTCGGTGTTATCACCGTCGATACCTCGATCTGATGACAACGGGCCGGCCACTGGCTGGCCCTTTTCCTGTGGAGATTAAGCTATGAGCGATAGCCCTACACTGTATGTGTCCGATAAGGACGTGGTCATTACCACCAAGCAGGGTGTCTCGGCGCGCTTTGTTGCGGGCCGTCCGCGTCCTCTGCGCGAGTCGCTTGTTGACGCGGCTAAAGCTGCAGGCGTCAAAGAGCACGCTGACGCCCCGGAGAAAAAGACAACCGCACGCCGACAGAAGGCAGCGGAGACTGAGTAATGGCGTACACGGCGGGTGATGTAGTCGCGCAGGCGCACTTACTACTCCAGGACGACGGTACCCGGTGGCCGGAAACCGAGCTGTTCCTGTGGATAGATGAAGCGCAGCGTTTTGTCGCTCGCCTTGTGCCTGAAGCGCTGGCGAAACGGGCCACGGTGACGTTGTCGGCCGGCGCCGAACAGCAGCTGCCGTCTGATGGCGCGCTGTTTTTTCGCGTAGTGCGCGATTCTACTGGTCGCACCCCGCGCCAGGCGGTCAAGCGCGCGCTGGACGTGCTCGACCCTGACTGGCCTGACGCGCGTGCCACTGCGGCTGTCAGGCACTACATGATGGACGAGCACCGACCACAACGCTTCTGGGTCTACCCGCCGAATACTGGCACTGATGTTGAGATCGAGTATCAAGCTATGCCGGTGGCAGCCGTCGACAGCAGTACGCCGCTGACATGCCATGACCGCTTTTTTACCGCAGTGCTCGACTATGTGATGTACCGGGCATACGACAAAGACGCTGAGGACGCCGCGAACAAGGCGCTGTCCGAGTCGCACTTTGTCCGTGCCGCGCAAGCGCTTGGCGCGTCACCTCGCGCAGCGCAGATCGTAGCAACCAAGGAGCGCGATAATGGCTGATGTTCTGTTTGACGAATACTACGGCGACATTGCACTTCAGGTACCTGGCGCGCCGGAGCCGCTGATCGACCGCGCCATTGTCCGCGCGACGCGCACGCTGTGTTACGAGAGTGAATACTGGCGCGTGACAACCGATCCCATGATGGTGCGCAACGGCGTTGTTGAGCTTGATCTGCCGACGAATAGCGAGATCGTACGCCCGCTGTGGGTACGCCTCGGCGAGCGCGAACTCAAAGCGCACAGTGACCACTCGCTCATTGGCGTACAGCCTGGTCGCCCGCGGGGCTACGTGGTTGATGCTGACCTGCTGACGCTTGTGCCGCAGCCGGACGGTGTGATTGACGAGCGCGTCACTGCGCGGCTAGTGCTGCAGCCAACTCGCAGCGCGCCTGTTGTGCCAGAAGCCGTCGGGCGCCGTTTCTATGAAGCCATCGTTTCAGGCGCGCTGAGCTACCTGTGCGCGCAGGTCGATCAGCCGTGGGGCAATGCTGAGCTTGCGCAGCTGCACGCGGGTGGTTTTCAACTCCAGATCGCGCTGGCCCGTCGCCGCGCGGGCAGTGAAGGCGCGCACGTTCCACGTTCTATCGTCTATGGGGGGCTGTAATGGTCAGTCTGCATCCGGCGTCTCTATCTGAAATCCGCGATAACTGGCAGTTTTTTGTAACCGGCGTTGGCGAGGTTATCGACAAGTGCCAGGCGGATTTTCACCCAGCTGACGTATACCGCGAGGTGACATCCGGCGGCGCGCATTTGTACTGGATCGAGGACGAGGGAGAGACGGTCGGTTTTACTGTTCTGACCGAGTATATTGACCGCTACTCCCGCAAGTCGGTGCTGTCGCTCGATATGACCTATCTGATACCGAACGTCGCACAACTGGAAGAGCTGGGTGACGCTGTGCTTGAGCTGGCGTCGGAGCTTGGCAAGGACCGGATCGAATGGTTCAGCCCCCGTGTTGGCTGGACTCGCGTCATGGACCGCTTGGGGTATCAGTCCGACTCGATGCTGTTCTCACGGGAGGTGTCCTGTGGGTAAGAAAGGCGGCAGCAAGGTCAAGGAGTCCGCCACCGAGAAGGCGTTGGCGCAAGTATCGCAGCAGAAGTGGAACCGATACAAGTCTCTATACCGCGATGTTGAGCGCGATTTCATCGAGGATGTGTCGCAGGATACGTCGCCGCTGCTTCGTGGGCGCGCGATCGCTGACGTTGCGCAAGCGTCAGGCGACGCTGCTGGCGATGCCATCGCACTCGGTCGAGGGTCTGTCAGCCGACTGGGCACGACGGCGCGCACTATCGGTGGCGCACGCGCGCTTGGCGCTGTCGGTGCGAACAAGCAAGCTCAGGCGCTGCGTGACAAAGGCCAGCTTAGCGCGCTGGGTATCGGTCTTGATATGTCGGTCGACGCGCAGAACGGTCTGGCGACAGCGGCGCGCGCCTCTAATCAGGAGGCGATCGCTAAGGCGCGAGCGCAGCAGATCGAGAACGAGGCTCTTGTAGGTGGGCTTGGCACGCTCGCCGGCGCCACAATGGCGTCGTACGACGAAAAAACTGGGTTCTTTACTCCGAAGGACTATTCCAAGAACGGGCTGGTGGTTACTGGGCTAGGGTCGAACTATGTTCGTGACGTTAAGCGGGGGTGATGTATGAGCGCTGATGCTATTCTGGCGTCGGTCACGCGCGATCAGTGGCAGCACTATCTGCGGCAGTTCGCACCGCTCGAGGAGCAGCTGGTCAGTGACATCGACAGCAACGAGCTTGTTGAACGAGCCGCCAATGACGCTGCGACACAGGTCGGTGCCGGCAAGGCGTCTCTTGATCGGTCTATCGCCCGGTACGGCCTGAATATGACCGGTGCGCAGCGGGCGCAGCTCGAACGGCAGCGGCAGCTTGGTGCCGCGACAAATACCGCGCAGTCGATCAACACTGCCCGGATTGACCAACGCGAGCGCAACCTGGGTGTCGCTGCTGATCTGATGATGAAAGGGCGCGGCGTTTCGTCCAGCGCGATTGACGGTCTCGGTCAAGCCGCCGGACTTGAAGCCCAGCGTAACGCCGCGAATGCCCAGGCTAAGGCGCAGAGCAGCGCGCAGACGCTTAATACAGCGCTGGGGGTGGCGTCCCTGGCTATGATGACTCCGTGGTGATTTGATATGGCTGACTTTTTCTCGTCTGCGGCTGGAGCACTTCGGCTCGGTTCTTCGCTTGGTGCCAGTCGTCGCGCGCGCGAGACACATGAGCGCAATATCGCCCAGGAAGATTTCCTGGCGCGTCGTGGCACGTATATGCGGGCTCTGTACGATGATAACGGCAATCCTATGACCGCCGAACAGATCGCAGCCGACCCCAACGCGATGCGTGCGCTCGAAGCTATGCACCAAGACCCTTATATCCGCGATACGCTGTTTAACGGCCGTGACATACTCGGCGCCGTCCCTGTGGCCGACGACAAGTTCACGTACGCCGTTCGTGGCGACGATGGCAAGCCAGCCCCGCTGACGGCGCGCGCGTCCTCAGATGAGGACGATCCGGTTGTTGTGCATGACTACAACAGCCTCAATCAGTACGCGGACGCGTTGCGCTATGTCTTGACTGCGGACGGCGAGAACCTGCAGCGCGGGCTTTCGATGGCGTATGGCACGCTTCGTGGCGGTGTCGCTGCTGCCCAGCAGCAGCATGAGCAGCAGCCCGAAACCAGTCAAACCGCTGATGCGCGTCTTGGCTCAGCGGCGGCGTTTGCGGCACCTGACTACGCGCCGCCTCGTTTTGAGGAGACTGGCGCGCCTGCAGGCGATGCGCCTTCAAAAACCTCGCCGTTTGGCGATCCATCCGATCGTGTGCCCGCTACACATGACGCAGCGGCTGTTGATACTGATCTTCTCGGTAAAGCAGCGCGTGCGCTTGAGCTTGGTGCCAGTCCGATTGATGTGTACGCTGCTACGCGCGAACGCGTTGTTGTTCTGGACGGTAAGCCCGTGCTGATGTCGTCGCTCAGCGCGGCTGATCGCGAGCGCGCGCGGCAAGAAACTGCTAGCCAGCAGATGAAGAAGCAGTTCTCTACTCTTGCGCAGCGACTGAAGATGGTTCCTGCGCCGGAGCGGTCTTCAGAGGACGCGATTCGCGCGGCTTTTGGCGATGAGGCTATTGGGCGCCCATCCCGCGACCCCAAATACGGTCCTGGTTACACGGTTGGCGACCCCGCGGTTGAGGTGAAAGCGGATGTCCCGGTCGGTGGTGAGTTCAGCGTCGACCTGAACAAGCTGGTCGCCGAGTCATCACCGCGCGAGACTGAAGCTGTAGTACAGCAGATTGCGAGCACCGAGCCGTCTGGCGATACACGCGTTAACGCGCCTGCGGTTAACCGCCTCAGTCGACCGACTACCGAGCTGTCGCAAAAAGACATGGCGCGTGGGTATGGGTACCTGGTGTCAGCGGGCCTGTTGACCCCCGCGCAGGCTGTTTCAGCGTATCAGACGCGCGTCAACGATGCTCAGCGACTCGCTGTTGAGTCTGCGAAGGCGCGCGCGCAGATCGAGAAGTATACGCGCGAGGCTGAAAAGCATGCGCTCGATACGATGAGCAAGCGGCTCGACGTTTATGGCAAACACAAGGACGAGTTGGCTCAGGTGGCACTTGGCGCTATGCAGGTGGCCGGTTGGACACAAGGCACGGATAAGAACGGCGTGCCTACTGACGCATGGCGTACACCAGCTGGTTTCACTGTTAATTTCAATCAGGAGAACCTGATTGACGGGGCTATCGACTATATCCGCGAGTTTGACGCAACCCTCGGGACTCGCCTCTCGCAGGTTCGCGAAGACCCGACTCGGCGTCTGAGTAACTCAGACCTGAATCGCATCAAACAGGCGATGACGGTGTACTTCGCCAAAACGGGCAATGCCCGACCGAGTACAGATGGCATGCTTGGCGGTGAACCGAACATCAATAACTTCGGCCGTGTCCACTACTCGCCTGGTACTGCTTATCAAACCGAGGATGGTCGTGTCGTGTCCAGAGAGGCGCTCATCAGGGGGTATAGTCAGCAGTACGGTGTTCCTGTGAACCAAATCAACGACTCCGTGATTCAGCAGCTTGTTCGTGACAACAGGCTACGGCCTGTTGAGTGATCGCTTTCAGCGGTTATCCCTGCCTGCTAAAATAGTGGCATTGACACTATTCTAGCAGGCTTTTTCGCATGGCAGACCCGCGCGCCCCCCTCGTCCTCGATCTCGATCAACTTACTGAACGTGAGCACGGCGTGTATGACGGTGACTCCCGCCGCGTAGATGGTGTTCAGCACCGTTCGGCTGGTATCAACACGCCTGAGCTTGAGAGCCGGATCACCGACTATGAGGCTGGCGGCGATGCAGCACGTCGCCGGTATCAAGAGCTGGCTGGCAGTGGGCGCTATAAGACGGTCACGCTTGGCCGTGGTGATCTCGGTCGTCCGCTGTCAGTGATGATGGACGAGAACGGCGATACGATCGAGGCGCAGCTGATCCGCGAGGGTTACGCGGCACCTTTCCGACCTGAGAACGCGCCCGCGTCGGTACGCCAAGCCTGGGATGAGACGGTTGATCGCTATGCGGAGGGTGACACTCAGCTCCCCGGCCATGTGGCGCAGGACATGGAGCGCGAGCGGTTTGTCGGTACGTATGATCCGCGTGGTACTGCATCGCGCGCGTGGGACCGTAGTGCTGACCAGCTCCGGGCGATGGGTGGCGCGTTTCTTGAAGCCACCGGCGAGCAGTTTGGTTCTGACGGCCTGAAAGAAACAGGCCGTGAGATCAAGGAGCGCAACATCGAGGAGGCCGCCCAAAGCCCTCGTACAGTGGATAGCTGGGAGGATGTCGCGGCCGCGGACGGTGTGCTTGATACGCTGAGTACAGCAGGCTCCTACATCCTTGAGCGCGGCATCGAGAACGCGGCGCAGTTCGGCGTGGATATTGCTGTTGGCGCGGCGGCGGCGGCTACAGCGCCGTTTACGGGTGGCGGCTCTCTTGCTGCGTACGGCGCAGGCACCGTGGCGCGGCAGGCGCTTATGGCGCAGGTTCGTCGTCGCTTTGCGCAGGGTTCGATGACTGCGATGTACCCACAGATGGTGGGTGAGTCGTACACGGGCATGCAGAACAACGGCGTTGCTGACGACGACGCGGCTGCGACTGCGCTGTTTGTTACTGGCCCCGTTAACTCCGCGCTTGAAAAGGTTGGCCTTGACCGCGTCCTTGCTGCTGCCCGCATCGGTGGGCCTGGCGCCGTTACGCGCGTGCGCGACATTCTGACTGAAGCGACCAAGGCGGCTGGTATTGCGGCGCCCATTGAAGGTTTGACCGAAGTGGCGCAGTCTATTACGACCGAGTTGGCGACGATCGCGCACAAGCCTGACCACGAGATTGACCGCAGCGAACTACTGGAAGCGTTTTTTAGCGGCATGGCCGCCGGCGGTGGTACCGCGACCGTCGCGCGTGGTGCGTCAGCCACCGCCGAGTATTTCGGTGCGGGAGACACGCGCCAGTTTACGCCGGAGCCTGAGCAGGATGTTCGCGCGCAGGCGGATGATCTTGCTGACCCGAATAATCCGCGCGAGGCGGTTATCACGCACCCCGAGAACGCAGCAGCAGTTGCGGATCAGCTTGAACAGGCGGGTTTTGATTACGAGCAGCGCACTGACACTGCCGGCAATGTTGCGACGACGTCGCGCGGCGCGGACATCGAAACGGGCGACAATGTAGCCAACGCTGAATCGCTCAACTACACCGACGATCTCGACACTGCGATCGCCGAGGGTTCCACTGGCGGTTTTCAGGTGCGCCGGGCTGACGGTGCTGTGCGGCACAGTGAAGCGGTTGTGCCTGGGCGCGAGGCAGAAGTCGAGGCCAAACTGCGCGCACAGTACCCGGATTCTGAGGTGGTGCCTGTCACTGCTGAGCAGGAGCAGGCCCGCCGTGCTGAGCGGATAGCGCAGGAGCAGGCGGATCAAACTGTGGCTGCCGTGCGTGGTATCTTCGCCTCGGGCGAGCCTGTTTCGTTGCGTCAGATCAGGGCGCAGCTTGGCGAAGCGATCGGCCAGACGCTGACCCCCCGCGCGACGCAAGCGTTCATGCAGCAACTGGCTGACTCGGGCGTAGTCGAGCGGGTGTCACCTGGCGTTTACCGGGGCATCCTGCCTGACCCGGCTCAGGCCCAGACCCAGACTCAGACCCAGGCCCAGACCCAGGTCCAGACCCCGGCAGAAGTGCAGCCGCAAGCAACCGCCGGCGATATGGACGACCTTATCGCCGATTCCCGCCGCAGCGGCGACGGGTTTGATCCTAACCGGCGCCAATACTTGCGCCCGTCACGCGAAACTGAGGATTTGCCTGGCGATGTTGATGCAGCGGCGCGCGATATGCTGACACGTATGCAGCGTAACGTCCGCGCTCTGACGCAGAGAGCGGGTACGGACCCCAACGCGCCCATTCGCGGCGTGGCGGATGAGGTACTGGCGGCTGCAAACTTCACCCGTCTGCACGGCGATGGGCGCGTGTTCGCGTTTGCGGAGCAGCTTGTGCAGGCACTCCGTGGTATGGGCGGGGACGCGCAACGCACCGCTGATTCGCTGGCGACCGCCCTTAGCGAGGCTGCACGCGGTGGTGACGCGCCTACGCTTGACGGCCTGCTGGCAGCCGTCGGGCAGGGCGAGCGCGAGCGCGCGTCGGTGGCACGCACGGCCGGTATGCGCGGTGTGCTCGAGCGCTCTGGTTCCCCCGAGCAGGGCGCCGTCGACCATAACTTTGATGAAATAGAAGATGGCGACCCGATCGAGGCACCATTCGAGACTGCTGTAGAGGCTGTGTCCCATCGCTCCGGGTGGGTGGTCATGTATGATCGTAAAAAAGGCCGGCACTACGCGAGCATCAAGAATGCCGATCTTGACACGGCGAAGGGCAAAGACCGCAATAACATAAAACCGTTTACGGTGAACGACGACGGTGTGCTCGAAGCGCGGTATGAGGGCCGTGCTTTGCGTACATGGACGATTGATGAACTGATCGCAGACCTCGAAGACGACAAGTACCGCTACGAGCTTGGCGACTATGCGAAAATCGAGGGTGAGTGGCGCGTGTTTATGTATGCGTACCCGCGTGATACTGAAGGGGACTCTGCATATGATGCGCGCAATGATACCCGCCGTGAGATCAGCCGGCTGTTTGACTCACTTCTGCGCGGTGAAAAGGTCGATGGCCGGAAGGCGGTTACACGTCCGCTGAAAGACGGCAAACTGACCCGCGAGGATCGTGAGCATGGCCGCAACGTCGTGATTCAAGTTGACGGTACGCCGCGCGCGCTCAACATCGGGGGGCTTGTCCAGCGGATGATGCCGCTTACAGCCCAGCTTAACGCGTACCCGTTGCAAGGTAAGCGCCAGGTGTACGACGCAACTGTTCAGGTTTTGCAGCGGCTGTATGCCGGCGGGTACGTCGCGCCTACTACCCCTGTCAAAGGTGCGTTGCTGCCACCGCGCGCGTTCGTCGAGTTTGACGACGGCACGCGTGTCTCCATCCGTGAGGTATTTGAGCAGTTCAGTGTAGCAGGCGGATATGACCCGTCTGTTAAATGGCGGAAAAACGCGGCGTTTGCACTGAGCGAAGCCAGACAGTCCCTCGATGGCTTTACCGAACTTGATTCTGTGCAGGCGTACGAAAACAGCGCTGATGGTATTGACGTCCTTCTGGAGTCACTTGAGGACGAGGAGAATCAAGCGCGCCTTGATTACGATACAGCCAAAGTTCGATTGATTCAGGACTTTTGGCTGATGATCGGTCGCGTCGACGCCCCACGCGAGGCTGATGAGGTCACGGTCAACGGCGCAGGCGGAGCAGATCAGGTTCGTTCGCTCTCTGCGCTTGAAGAGGATATGTCCGGTCGGCGCATTGAGTACAGCGCTACGCGCCTTCCCGACAGCCAGTTTGAGGCCGCACACCCGGTTGATGAGTATGTTGCTGCCGCGGAGCGTAACGCGAGCCGTGGCACTCGCCGCACGGTGCGCGCCTTCACCGACTCGCTCGCCAGCCATGCACGCGTAGCAATGGCTATTCTTGACGAGATCGGGCTGTCCGACCGCGTCGGCGTTACCCTCATGCGCCGCAGTGACCTGACTCGCGCAGTCGACGAAGGTCTGCTCCCCGCTGATGTAGCGGCTGCGGCCACTGGTAATCAGGCGTCTGTTGTCTACGCCGGGCCGGGCGAGTACATCATTGTCCTCGACTCGTCGGAGGGTGGGCTGCCCCGTGATTTGTGGCAGCTGACGCATGAGCTCGGCCATATCGTGTATGACCACACCATTGATGCCGACCGCACGGCACTCGAGCGCGTTCACTTGCGCAGCGGCTCGGCGCTTCCGTTGGAGGAATGGTTCGCTGAGGAGTATTCCAAGCGGTACGTCGGTGGGCAGTCATCACGGGCAACGCATCGCCCCGAGGCATCGCGCCTGCTTGATCGCGTTTTCAAGCGCCTACGTGACAAGCTAAAAGCGCTGTACGCGGCGGCGCGCAAACAGTTTCGGTTGTCCGACTTTGAGCCGAACAAGTCTGTTGAGCAGATCATCGACGGTTTTGTCGCAGCGCGCCGCTACCGTTCTCCACAGCAGCTTCGTTCGCCGAGCACTGTACGCGCGTTTACCACTGTTGAGGGGGTTCAGCCGCGCCGCTTGACGGCGGCTATCCGCAGAGTTGTCGAGTCTATCCGCAAAGGCGCCACGGTTTTCTCGCCGATCGTGGCGACAGCTGATCGCCGACTGCGCGGCATATCTCCGCGCATCGCTGATCTGTTTTACCACCAGTCTCAGTCTGTCGGCGGCGAGCGCGTTACGTGGTTCCAAGGCGTGAACGAGACACGCGCCCGGTGGCTGAACTCGCTGACAAAAATTGTCGACTCGGACTTTAATGAAGCAGATGCCGTCGAGGATATGCGTCGCATGCAGCGCGGCGAGCCTCCGCAGACTGCAGCGGGTCGTCAGCTCCGCGGGTTCCTCAACCGCTTCCACCGCTATGTGTCTCAGCACGTTAAAGGGCTCGGCTTTGTCCTGAATTACTTCCCGCGTGTATACGCGATTGACGAGATTCGTGACCGTCCGGCAGAGATGATGGCCATATTGCAACGCTTCGGCGTCGAAAACCCCGGTGTCGTGATCCAGAAATTGCTGGATGATGGTGACTTGCGTCGTGCTGTTGGGCCGGGTGCCGGCAGCGCCCATCGCCGTCAATTGAACATCGAGGGGCTTGATGCGGCGCTGGTCGAAGCGGGTTTTACATACAGCAACCCGCAGCAGATTCTTGAACACTACGTCATGTCGATGGTCAAGCATGCTGAGTATGACCGTGTGGTCGGTGGCTATATGCCAGCGTCGCGGGCTGTTGCCGAGCGTGTTGCATCCGATCACAGGCTCTCCTTGAGCGAAGCAATCGAGCGTGGCCTCGTGATACACAGCGCCGGTGCGCGCGGTGGCAGTTACGCGATCTATGACCGTAACGCCAAGCTCAAACGGATTTTTGTTCAGGAGCAGCTGACCCAGGAACAACAGCGGGAAGTGTTGGAAACGCTTGACGCGTACTCTGGCCGTCTCGGTATGGAGATGGACCCCCGACTGCGCAAAGCGACGTCGTGGGCGGTTGTGGCGCAGACCTACCTTACGCTGGCGTATTCAACGATCGCGTCGATCCCTGATCTCGCCACATCCATTTTGCGCGCCAAGGATTTTGAAGGCGCCCGTATCGCGCTGAGCGCTTATTTTCGAGCTATCAAGGGGTATAAAGCACACCTCGAACGCGCGCGCACAATTGGTTACGTCAACCGTCGCCTTGCGAATCAGGCGTTTCTTGAGCAGTTCGGTACTAACCACTTGACCGGTGGTGCGCAAAAAGCGATGGATTTGTTCTTCAAGTACAACTTGCAGGAGTCGTGGACTCAGTTTACGCGCGTGCTGTCTGGAGCCGTTGCCGAGGATTTCTTGCAGGTTCACGCCGAGAAAGCGGCGCAGGGCAACGCTCGGTCAGCGCGCTATCTCGCTGAGCTTGGCGTCGACGTTGCGACGGTTCTGCGCTGGAAGGCCAACGGGTTGCAGCTGTGGACACCTAACCGCCCGCATACTGATGATAAGGTCGTCCTTGCCCAGTTCGACCGCGACATGGAAGACGCGCTCGCGGTGCAATCTGCGGTCAGCCGGTTTGTTGATGAGTCGATTGTTCGTCCAAACGCGGCGATGCGTCCGCGCTGGGCGAGCGATCCGCGCTTTATGCTCTTGTGGCATCTCAAGTCGTTCTTCTACGCATTTGGTAAGGTCGTTGTGGGTGGTCTCGCACGCGAAATCAAGGCGCGTTACCGTGAAGGGGCTGGCGTTGCGTCGCTCGCACCTATGGCGCTGTTCGGCATGTTCATGCTGCCGCTCGCCGGTATGGCGCTCGAACTACGCGAACTGATCCAGTACGGCGGCGAAGAAGACCCGACGGAGCGCATGGGGTGGGCTGACTATATGGGTGAGTTGGTGTCACGCACAGGCGCGTACGGCCCGTTGGAAATGGCTTTTGGCGCGCTGAATGCAGAACAGTATGGGTCATCTGCGTTTGCTGGTCTTGCCGGGCCTGCGTTCCAGCACGCGGAGGTTTTGTTGTTCGGTAACATGGACTACAAGATTTCCAGGTCGCTGCCAATCGTCAACCAGACGCCCTGGCTGCGTGACGGCCTCGGGCTTTAGCGTACTAGACGATGGCATTGCTCTTTTTCTGACTGTAAAATAGTGGCATTGCCACTCAATCTAGCGGGGATTACAAATGGCAGCTTTTTCTGATTACGCTGAGTCGCAGCTTGGCGCTGCGCTCTTGAATGGTGGTACTTACACCGGCGGCCCGGTATACGTGGCGCTGTTTACCAGTGACCCGACTGACGCAAACAGCGGCGCGGAAGTCGCTGACAGCGCGTACGTCCGTAAACAGGCGCACAGCGCAGTGGTTTCAGACGGCTTTGTTGAAGCACCCAACGGCACGTTTTCAAACGCGCGCATTATCGACTTTGAGCCGATCGCTGACGCCCGGATCACGGTCACACACGCGGCAATCTTTGATGCGCCTACCGGCGGCAACATGCTGCTGCACGCGCCGCTCAGCCTGGCCCGGACGTACGAGGTGACTGACATTCCGCGCTTTGCGCCTGGCCAACTGGTGTTTGAGTTCCGCTGATGCTGGTCGTTACGGGCCTCGCGCCTGCCGGTCTTTGGCAGTCGTTTGGCCGTCCGGTTGAGACCAGCGCAGCAGCTCTGGCGGAGGCGCTGGGGGCATCGGCCGTGTTCGCGGTGCGCCCTGTTGGCGGTCAGTCGACTGGAGCGGCGGTGGCGGCGGCTGTGCTGTCGTCCGTGGCGCGTGTAGGTGCGACAACTACCGCCGCTGCCGCAGCACCGATGGCGATGCTCGGCGGCGTGTTCAACCTGGCCGCTGCCGGCGTGCCCAGTGTTGCGGCTTCGCTGTTACTCGGCGGTGTGTTCAACATCGCGGCTGCGGCGCTTTCGGACGTCGTTGTATCAGCGCAACTGGTGCGCGTACGCGGCCTGGCCGACGCAACGGCTATTGCGGAGGTGGCGCCGCTGGCAGCAGCTATCGTGCGCGTCCGCGTGCAGTCGCTGTGGGCCACCAGCACGGCCCAATCCAGCGCGTCTGTTGTGCGTTTTATGCAGCTGTTGGTCGCTTCTGCGTCGCGCACGTCTGTGTTGGGTTCATACCCGCGCGTGTCGTTGCTACCTGCAGACATCCGCTGGTCGCACGTACCGCGCTAACCACAAAAAACCGTTATTCCGGCCGATGGCCGCGTCTCTAAGGTGTGAGTCTATGGACAGTTTCAGAAAGCAACCCAACGATATTCTCGATTACACGTTCGACGCTCGCGAATTTCTTGACGCGGGTGACTCGCTTTTGACCGCTGACTTTACCGTAGCTGACCGAAACGGCGCCGAGGAACCCGCCGCGCTGCAACTAGGCGCTGTTGATATATCCGCCGACAGCGCCAAGGTCTGGGTGTCTGGCGGGACGGACTACGTCGATTATAAGGTCACTGGGCGGCTGACCACAGCCGGAGGGCGTGTGGTCGAGCACGAGGTTCTGATTAAGGTGCGTGAACGATGAAAAACTTTGTGCGGACAACGCTGGCTGCGCCAATCGACGCCATCGCAACAGCCATTGATCTCCAGCCCGCAGCGGCGCCCTACTCTGACCCTGACACCAGCGGCGGCACGCTCACGCTGGCTGACTCGCTAGTCACCCCCACGAAGCTGGAGATCATCACTTATACCGGCGTGAGCGGCAGCACGCTGACAGGCGTTACCCGTGGGGCGGAGGGGACAACAGCTCACTCCTGGGTTGCCGGTACGCACGCCATCGGAGCGTTCACCGCTGCGGATAAAACCAAGCTGGATGGGATTCAGTCAGGTGCCACCGCAAACGCAACCGACGCTGAGCTGCGGGATCGTAGTACGCACACCGGTACACAGGCGATTGCTACCGTGTCTGGATTACAGGCTGCGCTGGACAGTAAGTCGAATACTGCGCACACCCACGATGATCGGTATTACACCGAGGCGGAAGCGGATGCGCGATTCTTAGGGATCAGCGCGAAAGCAGCGGATGCTGACTTGTTGGATGGTGCAGAGGGTTCTCATTACCTTGACAGGGCTAATCATACAGGTACCCAGCCGATTGCAACCATAGCCGGTTTGCAGGCCGCGCTGGATAGTAAGTCAGAAGATAAACTGCCGAGCGCCTTGGGGAATGGCGGGAAGATGCTCCGACAGAAAGCGGATGAGACAGGCTTCGAGTACATGGCCAGTTATCGAGACTTTGGTCTTGGTGGTGGTTGCTCAGTAATTACAGGGCAAGACTTAAACACCATCAACATGACTGGTTTCTACACGGGCAGCGGCTTGCTTAACGCTCCTGAAGGCAGTTCGGCGTGGTTCTATGTGATCCACATGGAACACGGAGGTGCAGGGTTCTCACGTCAACTCGCGTACAACCTGACCGCCTCTAATAAAGAGCCAGTGGAGTACAGCCGGATCAAGGCGGACGGTGCTTGGGGGCCGTGGCGTCTTGCCTACAACAACTCGTCAGCACCGACTGCTGAGTACGGGTGGAGGCACGGGCCTACCTCCTTTGTTTCTGACTACAAGGTTGCTTGGCAGAACGGCGGCGGCGGCGGTTCGGCCTCAATCAACCCACATGAGTCTTCGTATGGTATCCGCATCCTGAAAGCAGGAGTGTACCACTGCGAATACCGGCAACGTGCGACAGGTACGGTGAACGGTTATGGCGGTATTGGTCTTGACGGTTCCCGCGCAGCACTGGAAGGAACCTCGAAGATGTGGGCGCACGACCATCAAGGAAACGCCAGCGAGTACGTTACTTCGATTTATTTCGGGCCGCTTAACGCTGGAGATTTCATCACTGCTGGGCCTGTTGCCACCTACCAAAACGACTTCCAATACGGAGGTTACGGGTATATCGGATACCTACTGATTCGGAGGGTCTCATGAAGCTCTACCTACCTCATAAAAACCGCTTCTTCATCGAGGAGGCGGACACTACTGAGGATGTCTCAAAGGCGGTTGAGGTCACTGACGAGGAATACGCAAGCCTCTTACAGGAACTCCAGAAACCGGGTATGGAAACTAAGACTGGGCCTAGCGGCAAGCCTTATGCCGCTCCTATCCCAAAACCCTCACCGGAGTTCCTTGAAGCGGTCGCTTCCAGCCAAGTGCGGGGTGAACGTGCTGCGCTGCTAAGGAACACTGACTGGGTGGTCATCAAGTTCCAAGAGACTGGCCAACCAGTTCCCCCTGAGTGGTCAGCTTATCGACAAGCCCTCCGTGACATCACAGATCAACCCGGCTTCCCGCTGGATGTTGTCTGGCCGACTGAACCGGGAGGTAACTGATAGCCGATGTCCCTTCGTCAAACCGCCGAGAACGTGGCGCAGGTAACCACTCCTGTGCCCATCAGTGTATCCGGGAGAATACACCTTAGCCAGCGGAAGTCGTCGCATGACGTCGTCACCTTTGATGTAGCCCGTGCTTTCGTGGCCTGCTAAAATAGTGGCATTGCCACTTAATAGGGGGGCCGTATGGGCTACCGATTTTTCTCAGACCGCGAGTTGCGCTGCAAGTGCGGCGAGTGCGACGGTGAAATGGACCCCCATTTCATGTCGAAGCTCGTTGCGCTGCGCGCGTATCTCAACTTCCCGTTTCCCGTGTCATCGGCGTACCGCTGCCCTGCGTACAACGCCCGCGTGTCATCGACTGGTGAGAACGGGCCGCACACCACTGGTCGCGCGGTCGATATTCGCGTGTCCGGCGAGCAGGCGTTTCAGATACTCACACAGGCCGCGCGGTTCGGTTTTACCGGCGTGGGTGTCAGCCAGAAAGGCCCGCACGGCAGCCGGTTTATCCACCTTGACGACCTGGAGAGGCCGGAGCATCCGCGTCCTTGGGTGTGGAGCTACTGATGACTTACGAGGCTCAAGTGCTTGAAGTTCTTGAACAGCACCGCAAAGAGACGCGCGATCAGTTTCAGCGCATCGAAGGTGCGATGACCAAGCTGGCAGACGCGATGACACAGCAGGCCGTTATCACGACCCGGATGGAAGAGTGGCACGTGCGCCAGGACGACGCGATGCGCCGCATCGGCAAGCAGGTGGACGACCATGAAAACCGCTTGCGATCGGTTGAGGCGCTGGCCATCACGAACCAAACCATCCGCCAGACGTCCTGGGGCACGATCGCCAAAGTCGGTGCTGCGGTTGGCGGTGGCGCTGCGGTGTTCTTCGGGCTGGCGAGCCTTATTGTTAAGGCGGGGGGTATTGGATGAGCTGGTTTATCAAGACGATCGTTCTGAAGCTGCTGAAGGAAGCACTGGTCTCACTGTTCGGTAAGCTGCCGTGGGAAGTTCTTGTCGAGCGGCTGGTGTCTCGCGTTGTGGTCGCAGGGCTGCGTAAGCTGGCCAAGATGACGACCAACACGCTCGATGACGAGACAGTTGAGGACATCATCCGGTCGCTGAAGCGCCCTGATCTGCCCGAGGTCAAGTGACGTATGAAGATTTCGCTCAGCCAGTTTTCAGGCGCGGCTGAAGCGGTTTCACCGCGTTTGCTCGACGCCAAGTTTGCGACGAAAGCGGTCAACTGTCGCGTGGACGCCGGGTCGCTCGAACCGTTGCGCGGGCCGCTCTCAGTTGGCACGCTGCCGATGGCTGCGAAGTCTATCTACCGCTATACCGACACCGACTGGTTCACATGGAGCCAAGACGTTGACGTAGCTCGCACCCCGGTTGCGTATGATGTGACTGACCGGGTGTATTTCACCGGCACCGGCTATCCGAAGCAGACGCGCAACGATATTGCGCTTGGCGCGTCTGTACTCCCGGCCAACGCGTACCGTGTCGGGGTGCCCGCGCCGAGCGCCTGCGAAGCGGTTGTGACCGGCGCCCCTGACCCGGATCAGGAAGGGCTTGAGTCAACGGTCTACTATGTACTGACGCTTGTCACCGCGTGGGGCGAGGAGGGGCCGCCGAGCCCGCCGTCAACAGCTGTTGTGATTACCGACGGGCAGGAAGTGACGGTTACGATGCCCGCGGTTCCGACCGGCAACTATAACTTTGGCTCCGGCGCGCTGTGGCGGGTCTATCGGTCAAACTCCGGTAGTAGTGACACGGCGTTCCAGTTTCTCGCCGATGTGCCGATCGGCACGGGCAGCTTTGTGGACGCTGTTCCAGCCGCGTCGCTGGGCGAAGTGATCCCGTCCACGTTGTGGGACGCGCCGCCGGACGATGACCTTAGCCGGTATCCGACGGGTGAGATGCTGGGCATCCGCTCTCTGCCGAATGGCGTGTTTGTCGGTTTCAGCGGCAACACGCTGGTGTACTCCGATCCGTATCTTCCTCACGCGTGGCCGTACAGCTACCCATTGAAGGACAAAATCGTTGCCATCGAGACGACGAGCACCGGCGTGTTGGTGGCGACAACGGACAAGCCGGTGTTGGCGGTCGGCCTCGATCCCCGAGCGATCGCTATTCAAGAGCTGGATGAACGCCGTGCGTGCGTGAGTAAGCGCAGCATGGTCGATATGGGCGAGTATGCGATCTACGCCAGTCCTGACGGGCTGGTTGGCATCGAAAACGGCTCGATTCGACTGCTGACCGAAGGGCTGTTCCGGCGCGAGCAGTGGCAGCGGTTCAAGCCCGAGACCATTAGCGCGTTTCGCTGGGAGGGACGCTATGTGGCGTTCTATAACGGCGGCGCCGGCACGCAGGGCGGATTCATTTTCACACCTGGCAACCAGACGTCGGCATTTGTCGAGCTCGATTTCTTTGCGGACGCAGGCTACTACGATGCAGCCGAGGACACGTTGTACCTGGCGCAGGGCACCCAGCTTGTGAAATTTGACGCCGGCGCCGTGACCCCCTTCACGTGGCGGTCGAAAGTATTCGAGCTGCCGCGTCCGGCATCGTTTTCTACGCTGCGCGTGATCGCGGACGCGTACCCGATCGCGGTCGATGTGATCCGCGATGGCGTTGCGCGCACGTATTCTGTGCTGTCCAGCGACCCCGTCCGGCTTGCAGCCGGTCGTGCGCGGTCATGGCAGCTTGAGTTGCGCGGTTCGGCCACTGTTCACAGTGTAGCGATGGCGCAGTCTGTTCAGGAGTTGGCTGATGGCTGAGACCAAAGTCCCCGCGCTGCCGGAGCCGTCTACGGTTAAAGACCCGCACCTTCGTCGGCTGCTGGCTTCGATGAAAGAGGCGCTCGATATTCGCCTCGGCCGTCGCGGCGATAGCCTCGATCGTGCAGTAACGCTGCGCGAGCTGTATGAGAACGGCGTGGTGACAATCAGCGGGCGCGGCGTTGAGCTGAAACTGCGTAATGACTTTTCGCTTAACACGCCGCGAATCCCTACGACACCGCCGCCGGCGCCCAAGAACCTGACCGCGCAAGGCGCGTTTACGCACGTCCTGTTGCAGTGGACGATCCCCAGGTACGCATATCACGCGCTGACTGAGATTTGGCGCTCGGAGGTGGATGACCTGTCCACCGCGCAGCTGGTCGGCGTGTCGTCGTCTGAGGTGTATGCCGATCCAGTCGATACTGCGCGCGGCTACTATTACTGGGTGCGGTTTAAGAGTCAGGCTGACGTCACCGGCCCGTATAACGACACAGCCGGTACCTACGCAGAGACCGCTGTGCCGCCGGCGGAGATTCTCGATGCGCTGGAGGGTAAGGTCACAGAGTCTGCGCTGCACGCTGATCTCAGCTCGCGGATCGACCTTATTGACGGCCCTGACACGCTGCCAGGGTCGGTTTCGGCGCGTATTTCAGCGGAACAGACCGCTCGTGCGGACGCTGACGCGGCGCTGGCGAGTGACATCAACCAGCTGTCCACGACCGTCGCCGGTAATACGGCGACGATCCAGACGCATGGCCAGTCCATTGATGGTCTGAACGCCAGCTACACGGTTAAGATCGACGTCAACGGTCGCGTTGCCGGGTATGGCCTGGCCTCGGAAACAAACGAAGCTGGCGCGACGACGAGTTCATTTATCGTCAACGCGGATCAATTCGGCATTTTTCACCCGTCAGCCAGCGAGGAGCTGGTGTTCGGTGTGTCCGGTGGCAAGACAGTGATGAACGGTGCCTATATTGAAGATGCGACGATCACCGACGCGAAAATCGCCAACATCTCCGCTGATAAAATCAGCGCTGCGACGCTGTCGGCCATCAGCGCGAATATGGGCACCATCACCGCGGGCAAATTGCAGAGTGTCGACGGTCGCGTGGCGATTGATATGACGCTCGGGACGTTCAGCGTTAAATCCGGGACAAGTGGCGCGCGCCTTGAGATAAAGGACAATGTCATCAAAGTGTACGACGAGAATGGTGTGCTTCGTGTGAAATTGGGGGATTTGTCGGCGTGAGTTGGGGATTGGAGACTTATGACGCTACTGGAGCCCCGATTATTTTTAGCCCTAATTACGCGGCCAGCTACTACCTCGGCTATGACTACGGTGGTTCGTCGGCGTATTCACCTAGCGCTGGTTTATACCGCACGCTGGATTTTTGTTTTGCTGGTGCGCGCGCTAATTATTCCGACCGGCCATACCAGTTTTACGATGCTTATGCGTGGAATCTTGATGATCCTGATGACCCGTTTATAGATTACCGCGCGTACGGCGTTGTTGACTCATCAAATGTCTACCACCCTCCGGCTAAAACTGAGCGCGGCGCCCGCATGAACGCGTCG